TATAGACTCATACTCTAGATTCGTGCGTAGGATTAATTTTTTGTATATTCGTATTATATTAATAGATTACGTTAATATAGTTTCTTCGGTAGTAATCACTATTGTAACAAACCTTTAGATTTTGCGAGCGCATTCTAAATGGTAAATCTAAAACAAATAATTATGAGTGTAGTCACATATGAAAAATATGGTTGTCAGATTGCTTATTTTAAAGAATATTTATTAACTTTCCCATGGATGTTTTCCGACCATGCCTTAATCCGTTTGGAAAAACTTAGTAAGTATTTTATTTCGGGTAACAAGGTTGATTTCCTATCACCCTTTTCTTTTTTAATTTCAAATCATCTTGACATTACTAATGATGCCAACCCACGGATTGGTGCTATTACTTTGATAGACCTGTTATTAAAAGAGGACCCGTTGTACAATAGTAGCCAGATCTTTAAAGATTTTGAGGATGGGCAAAAGAGTAAGATTGGTCCGTATTCCATCAGAGTTCCATTTCGTGACTTCGTAGAGAAAGGTCCTTGTGAATATTACAATCAGATACCAGACTCTTCTTACTCATTCGATGAATTGGTATTGCAGGAAGCTATAAAAAGTGTCTCATCTATTCTACCAGAACATTCTGTTCAAGCAGAATCTCTCGATGAGGTATTTAATAATTCTGATAAAACTACCCAGTGGGGGATGCCGTATATGTATAAGGGCAATGACATACTACCAGAAGGTGGAATCGCCGCCAACCTTTATCTTGAACTAGCCAAGCAAGATTTAGCTAGGAAGAAGCTAACGTGGTATCCAGTCGTTATGTTTATGCGTACTCAACCAAGCGGTTCTAATATACCAAAGCAAAGGCTAACATTTGGAGTTGGTCACTCTATTACCTTATTGGAATCCATGTTACAATCCGCAGTGTTGAAAGCTCTTAAATTCAAACCTCAATTTTCAGAAAATTTAAGTCAGCAAGCAACAGATATTTACATATCTAATTTATTTCGTCAAGCTAAGGCACTTGATATAAATATTATTGGGTTTGACGCTTCCGGGTATGATAAATCTTTAAACGCAAGATTGATCAGAGGGGCATTCGATTGTATTAAACGATGGTTAGCAACTGATTGGGCATGGCTCGTTGATGAAGTTCAAGAGTATCTCATTCATTGTGATTTAATTACTCCGATTGGTATTTTCGTCGGAAAGAATAGAGGTATTCCTTCCGGTATGGCATTTACTAACTTAATTGACTCAGTTATTCAGTTTATTTTACATGAGTATGTGCGCATTAAAATGAATGTAGCTAAGGAGATTTGTCCAATTCCTACTTTCCAAGGGGATGATGGTGTTTGGGCCATTCCAGGTTTAACATCTAAATTGTTACAAAAATTTATGTCAGAGTTTCTTATACAGGTCAATCCTGAGAAAGTTTCCTGTTCAAAAGATTATGTTACTTTCTGTCAACGTTTGTATATTCATGACTATATGATTGATGGTTATAATGTTGGTATTCGCTCTGCATACCGCACTATTAATGCAATTGTTAGTTACGAGCGAAGAAGAAATAAAGATTGGACAATGGCGCATGATTCTGTTCGTTGTATAATGCAATTAGTTGAACTTAGAAACAACCCCGTACATGACAAATTAGTCTTTTCGTTGTGTCATTGCGATGCTAAAATAGGACTTGGTACCTCTTTCCCCGGAGGTATTAGAGGTCTTATGAAGGCTGTTGGTGGAATCGAGGGATATCTAGAAGCCTCAAGTGATAGCTCCTGGAATAAGGATAAAGTTCGTAAGCTTAGTCGAAGGATGTATCAATTAAGTACTTTCAGAATTTTAGAGAAAATTTTACTAGACCGTCTCGACCTAGAAAAGACCGGGATGGTGTAGGCGTAAGCCTA